CGCGTTACGGCAAATAAAAACGCCGCCCGGTCAGGGGCGGCGCGAAAGAGACAACATGCAATTCCTAGAGTTTATCACCGGGCTGGCGCCCGTGGGCGAGACAATGCTTTTTGTCCGACAAAAACCACAGCTACGTGGCGGCGAGGCGCAGTACCACGCCGATGGTGCGGTCAAGGCCACCTGGCCTGCCTACCTGCCCTCGCACGGCGTCCGAGATGGCCAGGCATGGTACGGCAACACCGCCTCCTTCATCTGCGACCGCTTTGAGGAGGGCCGGGTGTCGGCCAGCGCAGCCAACTGCGAGTACTGCGCCGTGATGGTGCTGGACGACATTGGTTCCAAGAGCAAGACCCCGCCGCTGCCGCCGACCTGGATCATGGAAACCTCGGCTGGCAACTACCAGTGGGGCTACGTCTTCAGTGAGCAGCCGCCTAAGGGCGAGTTCGCCGCCGCCATCAAGGCCATCGCCGCTGCTGGCTACACCGACCCCGGCGCCTGCAACCCGGTCCGCAACTTCCGACTGCCCGGCTCTGTCAACCTCAAGCCTGACAAGGCCGAGTGGGCGTCCCGGCTGGTTGAGTTCCACCCCGAGCGCGAGTTTGTATTGGCCGACATCTGCGCCGCCCTGGACGTGGCGCCCGGCCCGGCTGAGTCTGGTGGCCCCCGCCCGATTCGAATGACTGACGACGGCGCCGATGATGTGCTGGCCTGGCTCTCGGGCCAGGGGCTGCTGCTCTCCCGCCCGAATGCCGAGGGCTGGGCCGGTGTGGTCTGCCCCAACAGCGCGGAGCATACCGACGGCAACCCCGAGGGCCGTTACATGCCGCTCAACCGGGCCTACTGCTGTATGCACGGCCATTGTGTCGATCTGGACAGCAACACCTTTATGACGTGGGTGGCCGACCAGGGCGGTCCCCGTCACGCCCCCGGCCTGCGCGACGACCTGATGGCCGCGCGTCTAGAGCTGGCCTTGGCCAAGCTCAGACCAAGCACCGAGTACCCCGACGTGGCGGCTGCGGTTATCGCCGAGGTCGAGCGCCAAGAGCTGGGCCGGGTCGAGAAGTCGGGCTGGTATGAGCGGTTCGCATACCTCCAGGACGACGAGGCTTTCTTCGATATGGTGGACCGCCGTGAGCTGTCCCGCAACACCTTCAACGCCTTGTTTCGCCACATCAAGTGCATCTCTATTCACTCGACCGGCAAGTCAGCCCGGCGGGTCGAGGCCAGCGTCTGCTACGACGAGAACCGCCAGAGGGCTGGCGCCCGAGCATTGGTCGGCGTCACCTACGCTGCGGGTGAGCCGGTGCTGGTCACCAGGGACGGGCTGGTGTACGGCAACCGCTGGCGCTACTCGCGCCCGGCGCCTGTGGCTTGTGACGTGAGCCGCTGGCTGCGTCACGCCGAGCGGATGCTACCAATTGAGTTTGAGCGTGAGCATCTCCTTAACGTGCTGGCTCACAAGGTGCAGTACCCCGGCCATAAGATCAATCACGCCGTCCTGCTGGGCGGCAAGCCAGGTTCCGGCAAGGATACGCTGTTCGCCCCCTTTTTCTGGGCCATTGGCGGCGCCGCCAAGCTCAACTGTGCCGTTGTCAAGAATGACGACCTGACTTCGCAGTGGGGCTACGGGTTGGAGTGTGAGGTCATGGAGATTGCCGAGCTGCGCCAGGCCGAGGCCCGGGACCGCCGGGCGCTCGAGAACCACCTCAAGCCCATCATCGCAGCCCCGCCTGAGTACCTCCCCATCAACAGGAAGGGTCTGCACCCGTACATGGCCCTCAACCGGGTGCTAGTGGTCGCGTTTAGTAACGAGCGCGTGGCCATCTCACTGCCCTCCGACGACCGCCGTTGGTTCGTGGCGTGGGCCGAGGCCGGGCGCCTCCCCGAGAGCGAGGCCGTGGCTCTCTGGAACTGGTACCTCCACAGGGGCGGCTTCGCTGGCGTGGCTGCGTGGCTGGCTGCGCGTGACGTGTCCGCCTTCAACCCGTCGGCTCCGCCGCCACTGACCGAGGCGAAGGCCATTATGATCGACGCAGGCATGAGCACCGCCGAGTCGGTACTGACCGAGATGCTGCGCGAGCGCCGTGGGCCGTTTGCGGCTGGCGTGATCGGCTCGCCCTTTCACATAATCTGCGACCGGGTCCAGGGGTCTGGCGCCGCGCCGCCGGGCGTCAAGATTGTGCAGGCCGCGCTCTTCCATGCCCTCCGGGAGGCCGGATGGTCGGACATGGGCCGGTTGACCTCCCGCGAGTTCCCTACCAAAAAGCATATCTTCGTGGCGCCCGACGTGGCCGGGTTATCGAAGTCCGACATGCGCCGGGCCGTGGCATAAAAAAGCCCCTCGCGGGGCTTGTGGTTAGAGGTTAAAGAGCACCGCTATCAGCGCGGCCATCAGCGCCGCCGCTAAGAGCATAGGCTCTCCGCATAGGCCAGGGCGTCGGCCATGATAGCGAAGAGCCGCGCCGGGCCGACTGTTTGGCCACTGTCGTCGTCGCGCAGCATGACCCGCCAGCGCCCGTCGGGGGTCTGCATGACCTCCGAGGTGATCATAAATTCTTCATTGTGGAATTCAGTCCTCATGGCAGACCTCCAGGATGATGGTCGCCCGGCGGGTGCCGAGCGGGTAGAACCGGCGCCCCTGATACGCCCAGCCGCCGCGATCCCAGAACCGAACGTCCCAGAACCGGCCCCGGCGGTGGTTGAACGTCACCGGGCCGCTGCCGGTGAATTGAAATTTATCATGCCAGAACGTCATCGCATACCTCCAGGCTATCTTCACCCTCAGGCACGGTCAGCCGGTCGCTAAGATTCTCATAGAAACCCGCCAGGTTAGCGTCACCATATGGCGCCGCCAGGTTTTTAAACAGGCGCCGGGTCGAGTTGAGGGCGTAGTACTCTTGCACGTATGCCGCCGTGCTGACGTTGCCGTCCGCCGGGTACAGGCGCCGCTCGCCGCCTCTTGGCCTGATAGGCTTATGCTTGCCGGTCAGCTTGAGAATGTCGGACAGGAAGGTATGCCGGTCATCGCGCACCGTGTACCGGGCGCGGTCTAAGATGATTGTTTTCATTGTCAATTCTCCAGGTTATTGGCATGAGTGCCCATGAGCCGACCCTATCGGCTCATAGTCCTTCACGCTATCAGAACATCGAAATAGTGCAGCGCACCGGCCAGTAGCGCGGCCAGCATGAGCACGGCCAGCATGAGGGTAGCGGCCCTCATGCCGTCACCGCCAGTCTACGTAGCCATGCGCGTATCTCGGCCATGTCGTTAGCATTGACGTACCAGTCTGGCACGCTGCCATCCATGCATAGTCCGCCCGTGTGATCGAGTATGGTGTTGACGTTGTAACGTGACACAAATTGACCAATGGGCGTATGCTGATAACGTGGATCATAGAATTCGATCAGTGGCGCGCCCTGGTTAGTCAGACAATCGTCGCGCCCGTAGGCGCCGCCCGTAGGGATTATTTTGGTGTTGAATCGCATGGTGTTAGTCCTTTAGGTTATAGCGTGCCGAATGCGCGCCCATGAGCGGCCGCAATGGCCGCTCATAGTCGGGCATTAGGCAACGGCCAGCATAATGACACGGCGCGCATGGCCAGCCGCATGGTCTGCGATCACGATATCGCGCGCCTTGATTGATGTACCGGCGCATAGGGTGCATTTGGCGCACGTCGATTTTCTACCGGCTTCGGCACTGGCAGGGCATGATGCTTCACCCGCTTGCACATCGACACCGATAGAAACCCGGAATACCCGCATACCTAATAGGTTAGCCTTCGCGGCTTGATCAATTGTGTCTGCACTGGCCATTACAAGTGGCGCCCATGCGTCGACGTCAAAATCTGGCCGGTCCCATTGATGCGTATACCCGCGCCGGCCGGCCGCATAACGGGTTATTTGGGTCCACATTGTTGCTGGCGCGGCGCATGGGTCCCCATACGTACCGATTCTGACAATCTTACCGGCCAGAGCGGCCGCTATTGTTGCTGCATCGGCGCGCACATAACGGCCGCGCCGGTAGGCTTTATAGACTGATAGTACGGATTTTCCTACTTGTACGTAGCATGGCGATGCGCCGGTCCTGCGCGCCAGCTTTGGCCTGTGCTCGCATTGACCGCATACGCTCGCATCGGCGCCGGTTTGCAGCGCGCGCACTGGATTGACATGGGACCGGATGATAAAGCTCTGGACAATGGCGCCAGTCTTGGCATTTTTGGACCCATCGAGCTTGTTGACGATAACGACGATCGGCGCGCCGTCGATAAGTGACGGACCCTCATATGCGATGTAACCTAGGATTTTTGGCATGGTACTTTCCTTTACTTTATTGAGAGAGAGCCGAGAATTCGACCCCTTCACATATAGAGCATAAGAGAATCGTGCCAGCACCTGGGCGAGGGATGTAACGTGTTGATTTGTAACAAGATTTAGCACACTAGGGGAAACCCTTAGTGCTTTGTAGTCAATGTGGTCAATTTGTAGTCAATGTTTTTTGGCGTGATTGACTACAGCGCACCAGAGGGGAAAAGCCCATTTGTAGTCAATGTAGTCTTTCTTTCTGTTTAACCTTAAGGGTGTGTATATATATGTATATGTTAGGTTGGGCGCCAGCGTAGCGTGCGAAGCTGGCGCGGCCTAAAACCATATGACTACAATGCCTACATTGACTACAAAGGACCATCATGGCCGGTACCAAAAAGAAACGTAGCGACCTGGAACTATTGGATGCAATAGACCCGGACCTAATCGTCGGGATGCTAGAGCACGGTAAATCTATAGCGGACATATGCTTAGCACTAGGCATATCCAAGCGCGCACTAGACATTTGGATAGGCCAGACGGGCTTCGGAGAGTCTATACTCCGTGCGCGCGTGCGTGCCGCTGACATGATGGCCTGCGAGACATTGACGATAGCCGATTCAATACCGGATGACAACCCATCTCGGCCATTGCATCGCATCCGCACGCGCCAGTGGCTGGCTGAACGTTGGGACCCAAAGCTCTATGGCACCAAGCAAACCGAAGTGAGCATTAACATCGGAAGCCTGCGCCTGGATGCCTTGCGGCAAATCGAAGTGAGCACTAACTTAGATGCTGACACTGTATAGACGTACAGCCCCCCCCCTTGACAGAAACCTGGGGGGTGTAAACTGCAGCACCAATCACCCACCAAACTGCCCACATTGACCACAAAAATTTTTTTAAAAAATGAGTGAAAATCCGTTTGTTGCTTTTGCACAACTCTACCGAAACAACCCCGTGTTGTTTGTGAAGGAGGTGCTTGGCGTCAAGCCTGACCCCTGGCAGGAGGAGTTCCTCGGGCACATTGCGGCAAACAACAGGCGCATCAGCGTTAGAAGCGGACACGGCGTAGGGAAGAGTACGGCAGCGTCCTGGGCCATCATTTGGTATCTGCTGTTGCGGTTTCCTGTGAAGATTGTGGTTACAGCGCCCACCTCAAGCCAGCTATACGATGCCCTGTTCGCTGAGTTGAAACGCTGGGTGAAGGCGCTGCCACCAACACTGCAGGAGCAGCTGGAGGTAAAGCAGGACCGCATCGAGGTGAAGGAGGCTCCCACTGAAGCCTTCGTCAGCGCCAGGACATCACGCGCAGAGCAGCCCGAGGCACTGCAAGGCGTCCACTCAGAGAATGTGATGCTGGTGGCTGACGAGGCCAGCGGTATACCCGAACAGGTATTTGAGGCTGCTGCAGGCTCTATGTCAGGCCACAAAGCAGTTACTCTGCTGTTGGGAAATCCGGTACGCAGCAGCGGATTCTTCTACGACACCCACAACAGGCTGCGGGATGATTGGGTGACGATGAAGGTTAGCTGCGCCGACAGCCCTCGCGTGTCAGACGCCTACATGGACGAGATGAAGTCCAGGTACGGCGAGGAGTCCAACGCCTACCGCATTCGGGTGCTGGGAGACTTCCCAAGGAGCGATGACGATACGGTGATTCCGATGGAGTTGCTGGAGGCGGCTATCAACCGGGACGTTGCGATGAGTCCCATTGCCCAGGTGGTGTGGGGGCTGGACGTTGCCAGGTTTGGCAGTGACCGCAGCGCACTGTGCAAGCGCCAGGGGAATGTGATCACCGAGTTGAAGACCTGGAAGAATTTAGACCTGATGCAGCTCACTGGCGCCGTGATGGCTGAGTACCAGGCGCTGCAGCCGAGCCAGCGTCCCCATGAGATCATGGTGGATAGCATTGGGTTGGGTGCTGGGGTGGTGGACAGGCTGCGTGAACTAAAGTTACCAGCCATTGGCATCAATGTGGCAGAATCCCCGGCATTGGGGAGCACCTACCGGAATCTGAAGGCTGAGCTGTGGCACAAGGCCAAAGCCTGGTTGGAGAAGCGGGATTGCAAGATTCCCAAGGACGAGGGTCTGATTGCCGAGTTGGCGACTGTGCGGTACTTTTTCACCAGCAGCGGGAAGATTCAGATCGAAGGCAAGGACGAGATTCGCAAGCGTGGTCTAGCCTCACCAGACAAGGCAGACGCATTTTGCTTGACGTTTGCCAGCGATGCCGGGACTGCAATGTATGGCAGTTTTGGTGGCACTAAGTGGGGTCAAGGGCTAAAACGTAACCTAACGAGGGCAGCATGAAATACACAGCAGCAACAAAGAAAATCGCAAAAGTGATGGGCGAGTACAAGGACAAGAAGCTGATGAGCAGCTCTGGTCAGAAGGTGAAGACCCGACCCCAGGCCGTGGCAATCGCAATGTCCGAGGCGAAGATGAAGAAGGGCATGAAATGAGAACCATACCCCGAGAGATGAAACACGCCGTGATGATCATCATGGGCGGCAAAGAGCCTGGCGAGTCCTGTCCAGAGGCTACTCAGGATGTGACGCTGAATCTGAAGAACCGAGACAAGGCCATCAGCAAGGCGGCATACGGTCCCGAGAATCCCAAGCTGCCCAACACCGAGTTCTGGATGCGGAAGGCAGAGAAGTGGGATGTAGCCATAAAAGACGCCAAGATGAGCCGTTGCGGTAACTGCTCTGCGTTCAACCAAGACGAGGAGATGCAGAGTTGCATTGCCGAGGGCATTGGTGATGAGGGTGACCCCTGGGCGGTGATTGAGGCTGGTGACTTGGGGTACTGCGAAATATTTGACTTCAAGTGCGCCGCCAGCCGCAGTTGCGATGCGTGGATTGTTGAAGACGAGGAAGTGGACACCGAGTTGGAAGAATGAACCCTCCCATCGTCATCAGCACCGTCCACGGTAAGGGTTTACCCGTACTGTTGGAGAGCATTAGGCAGTATGCGCCTGATGTCCAGGTTTACCTCAAGGGTCCAGAGCGAGTTGTTAGCAATTACAACGGAATTACAAGAGTTACTGGCGAGCCAAGTAACTTTGGTAACGACTACAACGCAGTGATCAGCAGGGCACTGAGTGACGGGCATGGGTCAGTGGTGATTGCGAATGACGATATTGTGCTGACGCCCAGCAGCTACCGAATGCTGCTGGATGATGCGTCTATTTGCAAGGAGCTGAACCAGAACCCTGGCCTGGTGGCGTCAAGGTCCGATGCCGTGAGGCCATTGCAGAATATTCGGTGGAACAACGGGGAGGAGCTGAACAATATGCAGTTCAGCCATGAATCATTTGTCAGGCCAATATCGGTGGTCAGTCCGATATTCGCCTGGATGTCTGCAGAGGCGTTTGAGGATTGTCAGTTTCCACCGATTAATTACTTCAGCGATGATGTCATCTGCGCTGACTTGGAGAAGAAGGGCTACAAGCACTTTCTTAGTGCCAGCTACGTTC